AGGCGTTCTTAATGTCTTCCATGTTAGTTCCCATTTTATTGGCATTATCAGACATGTCGGTCATAGCCATATCTGCTACATCTGCCGCCTTAGATGTATCATTGCTTAAGCTTGATAAGAGGCTTGCGGAGAAACTTGTGGTCAATTCCATGTAATCGTTCGCGCTCATACCGGCTGTCCTATATGCTTCCGCAGCATTCGCCTTAACCTTGTCAGCACTATCCTTGAATAGTGTCTCAATTCCACCAAGACTTTGCTCAAGATTTGCTCCCTCGCTGATTGCTGATCCTAATGCCTTTCCAATTGCTGCAGTAGCAATAATCCCTTTTAACTTTCCGACTAATTTACCTCCAAACGAAGCTCCTGCCGGTTCTGCCTCTGGGTCTATCGCCTGCTGTATTTTCCCACTAATTCCCTGTGCAGATGGAATAATCTGTACATATGCTTTTGCAAGTTCTGTAGCCACTACTTCTCACCTCCTGTCAGTCGTCTCCACTCATCGTCAAAATCCTGTCCCGTTTCGAACGTTTCGATTGCACTTTCTATGGTTTTCTTTTCTCCAATCAGTGCCTCTACCAATGATTTTGGACGATTAATCCCTTTTGCACCGTCTGAGCTATTTAACCAGGCGATTGCCCGCGTATTATCAGCAACCAGTGCTAATAATGTTTGATCTGTTGTAAGTTTTGAATCAGATATTCTCATTCCGATTCTTGAATCCGGCCTCAACCCACACGCAAAAATCCCCACCGTTCGTAGCGGTAGAGATTTGTAATCATAAATGTGATACGTTTCTGCGAAATCACAAATCAATGCTTCTTCATCTATGTTTATCATGTGAGCGAGGACTAAGAGTTTTTTACTTGCGATCCATTGAATATCTGTGTAATCTCCTCAACCATTTTTGTGGCTGGAACTCTGCCGTTTTCCTTTCTTACGTGATTCTTGAGAGCTTCCAGTTGTGCGTCTCCAAGAAGTCGTCTGGCAGCTACTGGAATTTTAGAGGCATCTCCATTATCAACACTGCTCAAGTCTTCCAGTAATTCATAATCGTCTATCGCATCTGGTGGTAACGTGTATTGAAATCCACTTTCCGTTGTCCCTGTAATTGCTGCCACTTCATTTTTTTCTGTATTCATCTTACTTCCCTTTCTTTATGATATACTCATAGTGAGTCTGCCCGCTTGGATCTGGTGTAGCCTTGAGTGTTGTCTCATATCCAATAGCTTCGCTGTCTTTATAGACAATATCTGCTACCTCTGTAACTGCTGCCGAGGGAATCACAATTCGTTTTAGCGCTTTCTTCAAAATCATGTCGATTACCCAGGCGCACGCTTCCGCCTCGCTATTATTAGCTTTTACTGTGATCCCTTCTTCTAATGTTCCTGTTACATTCTCATCGCCATATACCGCTTTTAAAACCTCGATATTGGTGATTTCAAGTAGCTTATATTTGAAGCTGTCCTCTTTGCTTGTCTGTAAATCAAGAACAGTATCACCACCCCAAGCCTTCACGTTATCTGTCTCGGGGCTATTGGAATTTGTGATTCCATCTTCCGAACAGTATCCCAGCTCCTTAAATGCTGCATCAAGTTCTGTTTTGGCATCAGTCGGAATCGTGGTTCCTAATGGTGCTCGATAGATTGCTCCACCTATTTTCGGTTTTCCTGAGCTTACATGTTCTGTATTCATCTTATCCCTCCTAATAATGGACGATATCATATACTGCCTGATACCGATATTTTTTCCTTGCTGTATCAGTGTAGTTATAATCCGTATTAAGCTCACATCTACTGATATCGTCCAATTCGATTATTTCTTCCATTGCTTCTTTTACCCGCTCGTTGAGCGATGCCGCCCCGTATAGGGACGCAGAATAAGACTGGACAGCCAGAGTTGCTGATGCAATATGGTTTTCTGTGCTAGATCCAGTCTTTTCAATCAATACATATTCATTTCCAAGATCATCCTCTTCTTCCAATCTAACCGGTATTCCAAGACTGGACTGCAGATAATCCTTAACGATTTTTTCCACCATGTTTTCCAACCGCCTTCAATAATCCGTTATTACCGTCATCTCCGCAGACTTTCACAACTGCTCGCGTCTGCGCTACATACGCTTCTATTTCTGATGCACTGGCTATCTTATTCGCATGATCCACAAGTATCGCCTGCATTTCCGGTGACTGCATTAACTCTCTAACACCGGCACGGTTCAAAATAATCTTCGTCTTACCCATATAACGCTACCTGCCATTTTTGATTCCATTCTAACGGGATATTCTCTTCAATGCCTTGTTGTGGAAATCCAATCACTTGCCAAGACATTCCGAAGAAATCTACCCGGCAATCCTGCCAAGTGTGATTGTCTCCTTTCGGAATTGCGATATTGTATACCGCTTTCTTTCCAGTCAGATTCAATGCGTTCAGAATTTCCGTGGTCGATGCCGGAGCTACAAGCACATTCTCAATTGTCACTGGTATTTCTTGGTGTAGCGGGCAATCAAATTCATCTTTTCCAATTACTGTCTTCTCATACAGTGTTACTGGAATTCCCTTGATCATCGATGCCATAAATATCCATCACCCCAACTTTCTGTCTTCTAAGACCTAGTCTGGATAACTCGGATTTCTTAATGAATAAACCGCCTCCAGGAATCAGATATGTTCCTGTCACCGAATAGCCCAGCGCTGATTGAGACATCTGTGTCATTGGCTCTGTGTCTGTCGATGTCATAAGTGTACGCGCTACCACGTCAACAGTCACAGATTTCGCAACATTCCGCAACGCCTCATTCTGTTCAATCATATTATCCAAATCTTTTCCAACCTTGTTGGCTTCATATCTTAGAGAATCCGAGACAACTGTCAGAAGCTTCTCTGCCTTGCTGTACTCGGATTCCTTAAGTTCACGCCACAGGATAGATATATCTTCTAGTGTAGCGAATGGAGCCATTATTCTGTGCCCTCTTGTGCATCGTCTTTGGAATCGCCTTCCGCTTTGTTAGCCTTCTGCTTTTTGGATGGCGTTTTTTTCTCCTCGGATTCTTTGTCGGTAAAAGGTTCCCAGTTGTCGCCGGAAACCTTTGTACTTGTCTCAATAATTGCGCCCGTTTTTGTATTTTTATACTTCATACTATGCCTCCTTAATTCTTGCAAACCATTCTGGCACCAGGATTCCCCATCCCAGATATACTTCTGCACGGATATAGATCTGACCATATCCTTTTAAGTCTTTTCCTGAGTTGTCCGGATCACCATACTGAATAATTTCCATAGGGATTTCCTTTGAATATCCCCATTTAACCGCTCCCTGGAAGTCTCCAATAATACCGTGGTCTTTCGTTGTTCCGCTAGATACTGTTTTGTTGACGCTTGTCGGGATTCCGTTAAATGTTGCAGGTGATGCTCCAAATGCAAATTCCGGATACTGTTTAATTCCATTCGCTTTGACTTTTGCCATCGCTGATCCGAACGTCTTCGAAAGCGCGAGTCCTGTTACATCTCCTTCAGAACCATCTACTACCGCAATCGCATCTTCCAGATTTGTATCCGGTGTTGCTGACGCATAATCTACAGTTTGTGTAACCTTTGCATCAAAATGATTGTCTCCAATTACAGCAGATGCTGTTCCCGTTCTTGGGTTAATACCATGCATAGCTGCAAGGTCAAGTCCTTTCGCTACTTTCTTCGCAAATCCATCATTAAACGCTGTTAAAATATCCAACTGCTCTTCTTCTGTAGCAGTCATAAATTCATCAGAGATTCTTGCACCATATTCAAACTTAACCGGTACAATTTTAACTGGTTCGATAGCAATACCGCCTTCGGTTTTCTTTCCATTCTCTGCGACAATATCAATTTCATTGTCCATAGAAAAAATCATTTCTTTCAATCCATTGAATGGAATCGGTGTCTGACCACATAATGCAGCCAGTGCTGACTTCCCTTTTACTTTTGTAATAAGATCTTTGACCAGTGTAGGGTCAAACATTGTTCCTTTTGATGTTGCCATATTTTTTATTCTCCTTTCAAACTAGCCAGCATGCCTTTCATTGCTGTCTTTTTGTCATCAATTTTTTGTGGATCTCCTCCTGCAAGTGGAGGAACATCTTTTTTTCTCAAGAATTTTGCCATTGTCTCAGCATCTTTCTTGATTTCCTCTTCATCAGATCCACTTAATCTACCTGCAAGTTCATATGGGATTCCATTTTCATGTGCAATTCTCATCTTAAGAGAACTGGTCTCGTATCCCTTGATCTTGCCCTGTGCCTCTTCAAGCTGTTTCTTATATCCGAGGTTCTTTTCTCCATCACCGTTAATTTCCTTGTTCAACGCTGCAATCTGCCGTTCAAAACCATCGGATTTTGCTTTTAGAGCATCATAATCTTCTGCTTTTTTCTTGTAACCATCAAAGCCTTCATATTTTGCTTTCACTCCCGCAATGCGCTCTCCGATTACTTTATCAAGCTGCTCCTGTGTTGTAATTGGTGTAAATTCTGCCATTTTGTTACTCCTTTCTCCATTAACCGCTGGGTTGCGTAATATGTAAAAAGACACCCTAAGGTGTCTCTTAACAACTAACTCTTTGTTTTCTTTTCTTCGTTTTCGTCTCACTGCACGCCCAGTATGCAAGTATGATACTGTCAAGCAACGCAATCTCCATCTCTTCTTTCATTGCCTTGTAGCCAAATCCACCATTAGTTCCTATTGTTCTTTTTTCACAGTTGCTTACTACCTGTACTAATGATGGCTGCCCGGAATGGATAATATTTTTTTGATATAGCCCTTGTTCAAACGAGGCATTCGCGGCAATGATTTCCTTCACTGTCGGAAGGTGTGAATTTTTTATACCACAATCTTTCATTTCATTTTCCATTAACTGCTGTCCTGATGCTCCATCTATAATCACCTTTCTCGCTTTCCAGTTTTTCAAATATGCTAGTATCCATGTATCACCTGCACGTACTTCACGACAATCGATACACTCTAAAAATATCTTGTCATCTTTCGTTTTAGACGCAACTCCCATTGCCACATTCCCATCTTTGCTGTATTTGATCCCTACAAAAAGATCTCCTGTAAGCTCCGGTGGGACATCAGCTTTCAGTTCATTCCATTCTGTTGCGCTGATAGCTGATTTCTGATTATAGCGAATCCATAATCCTAATCGCTGGATATTAAAATCAATCGGATCTGAACCGATCTCATCCGTTACAGACCTTTCCGTGAATACAGTTCCAAGAGATGGATTTGTCTCGTACCAGGCATCTATATCTCTTATATCTGTCTGCTCCGGCACGGACCATTCCGCCCACCCGGAGTTAACCGTTTGCCCTTCCAAGGTTGCCTTACGGAATTTTGTGAAAACCGTTCCGGAGCTTACAGGAGTTGGTGGTGTTCCACAAAAAATTGTCTGTGGATTCTTGCTATCTGTAACGACATATTTTAATGCACTCTCCTGATCATCTTGGTACTCTTGTGCCTCATCAATAACCAATAAATCAAATCCTTCTCCCAGACCACCTTTTGATGTTCTGGTTCGGAATTCGATAATTCCACCGCCAGCAACTTCCAAATGTTCTTTTCCAAATGCCTTATATGAAGAAACGACCTCGATATTTGCTTTCTTTAGCAAATTCGAAAGTCGTTCCCATGCGCTGTGTGTAGTTGTGGTTCTATGTGCTGTATGTAGGATTCTTTCGCCTTTCTTTAATCCATACATCTCCCTTATTGCAACAATTTCATTCTTTCCATTACGCCTTGGGACTGAATACCCGAATTTGGTATGTACCCATAACCCCTCTTCGTTTACGGCCAAAATGTCTGACAGTAGAAGCTCCTGCCACTCCTGTGCAGTTCTTCCTGTCGAATTGTAAATGTCTATTGCTTCAGCTCCATATGTTGAAGAATAAGGCAGCACGACAGATTGTGTCGGGGTCTGCCGCCCCTTCCTTACTTCTCCCATGTAGCCTCCTCAAAAAATATAAGCCGTCAGAACAATCTGGCAGCTTATTTAATCTCTATTATATCTTTTATTTCATCTAGCGGAATTCCATAAAATACTTTCCCGGCATCTAGTTCTATTTCTTCTTTTCCAGACGATGTGTTGTATTCTGACACTGTATTGGTGAATATCCCTTTTATACGATTTCCGTCTATATCTGTCACAATATTTTTTTGTGCAAAAATCTTTTTACTTCATCATATGTCATGTTTTTAGCCTCTTTTTGCTCGGGTAATCATATTTCATTCTCAATTTCTTTTATCATTTCATTGAACATCTCTTCAAGTGTATAATCATCGAGATAATATGATTGTCCATCATCAGCCATGTGTGTTTTGGCTTTTTCCTCATTATCTGCGAATTCAATTACGAGACGTTTTTTTTCTATAATATCAATATGTATGGCTACTTGATTCGGTAAAATAAACCAATCTTCATTATTGATTTTACGTTCTTCATATATTTTTCTCAATCTGTTTTCAATATATTCAACGCTTTCTCTCGTCTTAGTCATTTTTCTTATCTCCATTCAGATTATAGCGCTTTGTCCCTGTTCTTCCGCTTGATGTTTTATAATAGGCTTCTCCATGATGGCTATTGGTTTCAGGATGATATTGTAAATATCCGTCCCCATCATAAGAGACTCGAAATCCACCGCCTTCTTCAAATGGTATGCCTTTTAAGCTCCCTCTTCCTAATGGTTTAACTTCATATCCGGCTTTCTCCAATGCTTTTTTCAATCCTTCCGGTGTATATGCCTGAAACATCTTTGGGTGTTCAGCTATCCTGATTGCTAATTCATTTTTTTCTCTTGCTTTTCTTTCCTCTATTTTATCAGATTCTTTTTCGTATTTCCATTCTTTTGTCCATACATTTTGCTTTTTACCGTCTCCCGGATAATACTCAACAATGCAATCACAATTATCATGTCTCCGAAACACATCTTTAGGAACATCTGGATATACATATGTTCCAGCTACCTGATTACACCATTCGCAACAATGTCCAGAGGATCTCCGTATAATCTTTGGTCTCAATCCAGCTTTTGCATGATAATCTGCATTTTTTTGAACAGTATCGTCCATTGCTTTCTGAACCAAATTCCGTACAGGTGCATCGAGAATCCATTTCACATCATCAAAATATTCCTCACTTGAAATCCGATTTACAATACCATTTATATTATCCTGTTGGATTTGTGCTCTTATTGTTTTAATTCCAATGCCTGCTGCTTCGTTCATAATCTGCTGTACAATAGCTGCATTATCTGCCGCCATCTCATAAGCTTCCTTCAACGTCGGATTCAATACTCGGGAAGCAATGTTATAATACATCTTTCCATCTGGCAATATATCAGATGATAAGTTGTCCGAATATGATTGCGCTAAGATTTTCCCAATCTCTTGTGCCACCTCGTTTGCTTGGCTGTATGAAGTCTTACCTCTCTGCGCCTGTTTTTTGAAGTTTTTAATGATGCTGCTCTTTTCAATATCATGATAGAATTGTTTCTGTATCTTCTCCAAAAGTCCTGGTGTGATGTCCTCCATAGGCTACACCTCCGAAGTTACTGGCAGATTGCTCATGTTAATTCCAGTTAAATCTCTTAAGTTATCTGCATTGAAATATCCTGGCACTGCCTGGTTAATCTTAATTGCTCCATCTCCAATATTGGACAGCATTGCTGCATCTGGTTCAAACACTGGTTCCCAGATTGGCGTCGTCATATATACCTGATTACGGTAATATTGATAATCATCACGTAGGCACGCAGCCAGATAGCCAACATTCAGAAATCCACTGCCAAATGCTCGCTGTGCTTTTCTTGCTGTCAGTCTCAGATTCTCGTGTGATGCCTTGATTGCTTCCTGGCTAGCCGGATTCTCCGTTGCAAATCCTAAGTCATCAAGGGTCAATCCGGTCTCTCCGGCAAACAACGCGGCAAACATTTTAAGCTGATCTAGATGTGGTGCCATAGACTGCTGCTGGAACTGTCCCAAGGTTGGCGAATCTCCGTCCTCGTCCTTATCAAATTGCAGGAGGCTTGATACGGTAGCTTTCCACTTATCCATCTGTTCCGCATCTGGATCCAGACCAATTACATATTTTTGCGGAAATGAATAAAATTCTGCAGTTATCTCAGATCGCTTCAAAGTTCTCATTGCTGATTCTGTAATTGACATACATGCCCGGCTGATTCTAGAATGTCCAAATGCTCTCTTGGCATCTGGTCGGAATATGATTGGCACCAGTAGCGGTGCTGGTACGTTATCCTCAAAAAACTGAACAGGTACTCCGTTTCTGTAGATTACTGTCCACCCTTCTACAAAATAAGCCTCTATGGTCACTTTTCCGTAATCATCACGTTCCAGGACTGCATAGCCTTCCGTGAGCAGATTTGTGATTGGATTGATAATTCCAGTCGCATTTGCTCCATCAATTACCTGCAATCTCGGGAAGTCATCTTCACCTTTCGAAATGTAGATGAAACAACAGGAAGAAATCAATGCCGACAGTACCGCGGAATCATATAATATATCCGGATTATTCATTCGAAATATCCCTGTCATGTCAAAATTGTCATCGCGAAACCCACGGAACACTAGCCTGTCCGCAATCGAATCTACGGCCTTTGCATTCCATCCAAGTACTGCTTGTAACCATTGCAGGCTAGGTGGTGTGGCAATTCCCATGTCCCGTGCTATATTTTTCATTTCATAGAATTTATACCGTCTTAATACTCGGCTTCTCTTTCGATTCAGCTTTTTCCTTAGGTAATCTATGCCCCTGTAATCTGCCATTTATTGCTCCTTTCCACGCCATTTTCTCTCAGCGTGTGTTTTTTTTCGCAGTGACGGTGTGAAGGTCGAACGCGCCCGCGGTGGGGGAGGTATCCCCCCTATCCGTCAGAATTATTTCGATCTGTAATTGCTCCAATCAAACGTATGAGGAAGTACCCTGTTTCCAATTGATTCTTCTTGTTTTCCTCCACCTCTGCTGTCTATCAGCTTGTCACTCTTCTGCCTGTTACAAGTCCAATGTGCAAGCTGCATGTTATCCAGATCAGATGGGTGTCCACCTTTCGCGATTGGAATAATATGATCTATACATGGCGACAGTGGATGTGGATACTTGAGTGAGAAATCCACAGGCTTTCCACATATTCCACACACAGTCTGGGTTGCATAAATCTTTTTCTTATTCTTTTCAAAAGCTCCACGGTGGGTTCCATCTTTATCTGGTCTATTCCTCTTCAATATTTACTTTCTCCTTGTATACAAATGGCAGCAATCAATTGACTGCTGCCATTATCTTCTTCTCTTTATTCATCCACTTTTTCATTAAAACCTTGTTAATTCAAAACACCCTTTCCTAGTTCCTTCTTACAAAGTTTCGTAATATTCTTTTATAATATTCATTATGCTCAACATCTGTGAGACCTCCACGCTTAAGGTGCACGCTCTTTCTCTCCATATATCCGTCGCATTTACTCTGCTTCTACAAACGTGGTAGTTATTAGAC